GGTAGTTACATTGCCGACCATCAAAACCTAAAGATTGACAAATGAGAATTCCTACCGAACCGCTTGACCGCGAGATGTTTTACTTAGACATCATGCAAAAGTGCATGGTGTCAGTCGAAATGCGTAAGACCGACTACATGGGTCTGAAGGCTTACTACCAGTTTGGCTCAGGGCCAGAGGAAGCGCCAGCGCAATACAACAAAATCTTCCCGCATATAGACCAGCTATCAGCCTTTATGTATGCGGCTGACTCTACGCGCTTTTCAATCAACATTGGTGCATCGCAACCGATCCACTATCACAAGATGGTGCCGGTGCTGACCAAGGCGCTCTATGACTACTGGCTAAACAGTAATACCGATCAAGTTTTCGGACAGGCGCTTAACTGGTCATTTTGCTATAACAGCACATTTATTAAGCCTGTATGGCGCAACGGCATCCACCCCTACATGGTTGAGCCTAGCGCTATGGGAGTGCTTAGAGAAGACACGCCTTACACCGATAGGCAAGAAGCCATGGTGCAAATCTACTACATGACCCGTAGTGAATTGTTTTCAAGGCTGTGGTCGCATCCTAAGCGCGAAGAATTAATTAGACGGATTACCTTTAGTCAGCAGGAAACCAAAGGTGACGCATCTGGTGTGGATCGTGTCATTACCTCTGCCACTAACCCAACAATTTACGGAAACATTAACCTAAACCTTGCAGGCATTAACCGTTACGTGCCCATGGTGGCTGAAGACACGGTAGAAATGCGCGAGCTTTGGATTTATGACGATGATCTAGGCGATTATGTCTGCGTCACGATTGCTGACCCAGATGTGGTTATCTATGACCGTCCATCGAAGATGATGTTCCTTGAAGGCGAAGTGCCTTTTGTGCAAATCTGCCCCAACCCACAGTATGACTACTACTGGGGACAGTCTGAGGTGCAAAGACTGGTGTTCCTGCAAGACATGAGGAACAAACGCACCACGCAGATCATGCAATTACTGGACAAACAGGTAAGCCCACCCACAGCTTTGATGGGCTTTACAGGTATTTTGGATGAGAAAAACTTTGCCTTGCAACGTGCAGCGGGCCTTCTGGCTACCGATATGCCTAACGCAAAGGTTGAACAATTCACTCCAGACATACCAAACGACATCTTTAGAGAGATTGCTGAGATTGATGCCATGTTTGCGGAGGCTTCCGGTATCGTTTCCGTTCTGCAAGGCCGGGGTGAAAGTGGTGTTCGTAGCGCTGGACATGCCTCGCAACTGGCTCGACTCGGCTCTTCACGGGCTAAAAAGCGGGCATTGGTCGTAGAAAGTGCGCTTGAAAAGCTAGCTACTGTCTATTTGAAGATGATGATGGTGTATGACGATACATCGTATGTAGATGAAGACGGGAAGAAGTTTATAGCAGCGCAGTTTACAGAAGACTTTAACGTCAAAGTAGACGCGCACAGCAATAGCCCAATCTTCATGGAAGACATGCGGGAACTGGCTTTCAGCCTCTTCCAAGCTGGTACGATCAGCAAAGAGCGCTTAATTGAGATGCTTGACCCACCAATGAAGCAACTATTGCTTGAAGACTTGAAAAAGCAGGTTCAGAATGTGCAGACACCGCAAAGCCCTGAGATTCCTCAAGGTCAACCGGCAATTGCACCAGTAGCGGAGGATATGCAATGAGTCAAAACATGCCAGAGGGCAATCTGCGTACCGGCGATCAGCCCCGGATGACAGAAGGTGCCTTGAAAAACGAGCAGCGCGGTGAGGGAAAGATCAGTTATACCCGGCAAGCGCAGCGCACAAACTTCCCCCGTGCTTCCTACGGTACACGATACATGCGTAAATCATAAGTGGGGAAAATGCACTCACCCACTTTTTTTTGGTTGACATGATAGTTTTGGTCAATCGAAAATCCGCACATCATAGGGACAGGTGAGTCTATGGCTGTTTCAAGCAAACAAATGATGGACATGATTAAGCAGGAGCAGGGCGATACCGCCACTGCGCCTACGCCGCCGCCATCAGAGCAGGGGGCACTAACACCTCCGATGCCTTCACCAATGTCTACCCCAGAGCCGCAAGCAGGCATGCAAGAGCAGGCACGATTAAACGTGATGATGGCCTTAGACATGCTGCAAAACGCTTTGCAAACTTTTGGCATGGCCTCCGAAGAAGGTCAGGCACTACAAGATGTGGTTTCCAAGATCACTGCCAAGTTTGGCTCCCGTGAGTCTGAGACTCGCCAGCTAATGCCAGCAGAGATTATGAATTTGGTTCAAACCTTGCCACAGGCGGGTGGTGCTACGCCTGAAGCAAGGGCCGTAGCACAAGCACCAGTACCCGGTACTCAACAACCTGTAATGCCTATTTAGGAGAATTTCCATGGAACTTTTCAAACCGCGTGGTTCGCTGCAACCCCGCCGCCCGACGGACAACACCCAACAAAACGGTCAGATCGTGAATACCCCGCGTATGGCTGAGTTTGGTGGCTTGACCTCACCGAGCAAAATTGGCGCTAAGAACAAGATGACTCTTAGCAAGCCGGGTGATACCAAAAAAGTAATCTAACTGACGAAAGGGGCTAACAAATGTCATTAGAAAATCTATCACCAGAAGCACAACAAGAACTTGCAATCCTTGCAAAAAATCTGTTTGAAGACCCACGTACTCGCAAACCGTTTTTGCATCTGACCAAGCAGGTTCGCCCGGATGTTCCGATTCCAGAAGTGGAAATCGAAGAGCAAACGAATAAGGTTCTATCCGAAGCCAAGGCTGAAGTACAGAGTCTAAAAGACCAGATACGTCAGAAAGAGGCACGGGAAGAGCTTGAGAAACGCCGTCAATCTCTGATTAAAAAGGGCTTGATTGACTCCGAAGACGATATTAAGGAAGTCGAAAAAGTCATGGTTGAGAAGGGAATAGCGAATCACGAAACCGCTGCTGAGTACCATGCGTACATGAAGCAGATGGCAGCACCTACACCATCGCAGTTTCCGCAGCCCGTAATGTCGAAGTTTAATACCAAGGATTTTATGAAAAATCCTGTAGGCGCAGCCCGTGATGCAGCACATGCGGCACTAGCGGAGTTTAGGAAGAATCCCAAGCCAATTGGTTTGTGATTCTGATGGTTTAGGGGCTTTTTTCTAGGAGATCAAAATGCCTATTGGCGGTGGAATTATCCCGGCCTCTGGGAGTCAACAATACACGGAACTGACTTACGTCACGCGCCGTGCGTTTATTCCCAAGATGGTCGTGCAGATTTACAACTCTACGCCCCTCATGGCTGCACTGATCGCCAATAGTCAAACCGCTTCTGGCGGTGTGTCATCGGTGACGGTGCCCGTTCAGGGGTCGCAGTTTGTCAACGCTCAGTGGTCGGATTATTCCGGCTCTTTTGCACAGCCTAGCGTTCAGCAAGGCGCGTACAACGCTGAGTTTAACCTCAAGTTACTGGTGTCTCCCGTACCGTTCCTCGGTATGGAAGGTGCGGTACAGCAAGACTACGCAATCATCCCTCTCATTGAGGCTCGCATGAATGACGCGACCAACGTGATGATGGATGCTATGGCGACATCGCTGTATACCAACACATCGGATACTCAGCAATTCACCGGACTGCCCATCGCTGTTGATTCTGCCGGTACTTACGGTGGCATTGATCGCGGTAGCTACTCTTGGTGGGCTTCCAAAGAGTATGCCGCTGGTTCGGTCAATCCTACCCGCCAGAACGTACTTCAGTACATCTCCGGCACAGTGAAGAACTGCGCTGAAGTGCCCACCTTTGGTGTGTGCGGCTTTGGTACTTGGACTTTGCTTGCTCAAGACTACGTAGGTCAAGAGCAGTACATGATTACTCCGGGTTCCGGTTTTGATGGTGATGCCAATGGCCCGCAGGCTGCTTTCCGCGCCCTGATGGTTGCTGGTGTGCCGATCTATCCCGATCCGTACTGCCCGGAAGGCACTCTCTACCTGCTGAACACTAACTACCTGTCCCTGTATATCCATGAGCAGGCATCGTTTGCGTTCACCGGCTTTGAGTCAACCCTGCCCAACTTCCAGATTGGTTATGTTGGCGCAGTGCTGATGATTGCTGAAATGGTAAGCACCAAGCCTAAGTCGATGACTAAGGTGACTGGCTACAACTCTCTGTCACTGTAAGGGGAAAACCATGTCACTTACCACAAACAAAATCATCCTTGCCGCAGCAGCGTCTAATACCGCTGGTGCATACTTCCAGACCAGCACTGTTACTGCTATTGATTCCGGAAACGGAACCCTAGTGCCCACTGGTATTTACCTCTTGGTGCCATCAGCAAACGTCACCGTGATTGCAAATACTGGCTCGGCTAATAGCACGATCATGGCTGCTAATACTGGTGGTGTTGTTATCTCTGACGGTATTAACGTCTGGGTTAAGAACGCTAGCGGCAATGCAACCGTTACCCTGATCGGCATTAACGACGGTCAGGCTGCTCCCGAAACCTTTGCAGTGTAAGGAGTAGACAATGGACGCAAATCACGTAGGTAGCAACTATCCCAACGAGTTTGGTAATTTCCGACTTGCAAGCCTGCCCGGTCAGTCGCTTGCTACGACAGGGGATACCAACCTTGTTGTGATGGAAGCATCTAAGTACATTGTGCGTCGCATTACGCTTACTAACTTTAGTGGCAATGCAGCGGCGGCAAACGTCGGTGTTTACACGGCTGCAACCCGTGGCGGCACCGCGATTGCTGCTGTCAAGGCATATACCGGCGCTGATTCAACGTCGGCTTATGTTGATATGACTCTTTCGGCTGCTGCAAACGCCAACGTAGTTACAACGCAGGCGCTATTTTTCAACATAGCTAATGCTGCAAGCGTAACTTGTGACGTTAATTTGTATGGGGACATCGTTTCTTTATGACAAAGCCAGTGTATGTCACTAACCGTGGAATGACTTTTACGGCTCGGTACTCAAACCAAGACATTAAGTTTCCAACTAATGAAGAGGTTGAGATTACCGATATAGTGGCAAGACACTTGTTTGGTTATGGAGAAGACGATAAAGAACCGTATTTTGTAAGGCTTGGTTGGATGAAGATGAACACCGATTTTGAGAAGGCCATGAGCCGACTCAGCGAGTTTACATTTTCATCAGAGCCTAACAAGAAAGTCCACTTGTCAGCCCCGGTGGTGGAACGAGTAGCCGCGCCAATGCCCAAAGCCTACAAAGCTGAGAGCAAAGGCGTGGCAAAAGTCCAGCAATTACAGTAATGAGTAAAAATGCCTACTCTGAACGAATACATCACCGATACAAGGCGGTTGCTGCACGACGTTAATGGTAATTTTTGGACTGACGCTGAATTAACTTCATACATTAACGAAGCCCGTGCCAACACTGTCCGAGACAGTGGATGCAGGCGTATCCTGCAAACTCATACGCTAAGTATTGGCGTTGAGACAATAGCATTTTCTGCCCTGCCGCAAGGTAGCAGCACACTTGATGTGCTTAATATCAATTTGTACTGGGGTGATAGCCGCTGGCCCATGTATTACATGGCTTGGACGGACTTCAATGCCCAACTACGGTTTTGGCAGAACTACAATGGGAGGCCCATAGGGTTTTCAATGTATGGCTACAAAACAATCTACATCGGGCCAAAGCCCGACCAAACGTACACTGTGGAATTGGATACTGTCGTTCTTCCGACCCCGCTTGTCACAGGGGCCGATCCAGAAACCCAAATCCCAGACCCGTTCACAGAAGCAGTCCCATATTTCGCAGCGTACAAAGCAAAGTACCAAGAGCAGTCCTACGGTGAAGCGGAAATCTTTAAGCAAGAGTACACGAAAGAAATCCTTGGCTGTCTAAACAGCACCTTCACGCGCCGAATTCCGTCTGTTTATCAGTCGGGGTACTAAATGGCTGCGGTAGAGCAGAAAAAGTCTTATTTCGTAAGCAAAGACTTTCGCGGCATAAACGTCAAAAACAACCGTACTGCCATTGAGCAGGGCGAGTTTGCGTGGTTAGAGAACACGCAGCCAATCGGCTACGGCAACGTCAAGATTGTTAATGCCCCGCAAAACGTAGCCAATGTGGCCTTTGCCAATACTGTAACGTATATGGCATCAGCCAATATCAACAATACTGAGTTTATGTTTGGCTTTGAGGAAAATGGCGCTGCTCAGTATGTTGACCTAACTACCAATACTCTTGGCAACCTCGCTGCTGCCAATACATTTTCCAATGCTGACGTACAGATCGTACAGTGGAAAAATGACCGTATTTTGATTATTGATCCGGCTAGAGGCTACAAAACTTGGGACGGAACAAACCTAAATAGCATTGGATCAATAGGTTCAGTCACTATAAATAACGGTGGCTCAAACTACACAAACGTAGTGGTAACCATTGGTGGCCCCGGAGAGCCGGGA